ATCGGTAAGGTGTCTTACGTCAGGCATAACAAAATGGTCGGTAAATGCAACTGCCGCATAGCCCTTTGCTTTATACTGTTTTTTTAATTCATCTAAAGTAGCCTTGCCATCAGAAAGGGTAGAGTGGCAATGCAAATTAACCTTGTAATACTTTTTATCTTTTGGTAATAAATATTGTCTCATAATTTCACCTTCAAGAGTTTACTTATATTAAAATTTTAGCATAAAACCGCCTTTTGTCAATATTTTAAATAAAAAACAGCTTTTTCTTCAATCTTCAAATATAGCTTTAATTTTTTCGTTTATGCTTGCATCCATTTTAGGAATAAGTTTTAAATCATTTTCCTTCACTGAAATTGTTGCAATATCTTCTTTTTCGCCCAATTGAGGGAAATTCACAAGCCAATAACCATTGGATTTTTCTTCTAAACAAATCCATCCTTGCATGCCTTTGTGAACGCCTTCTTTACTATACTCGCTTTTTTCTAAAGTGATTTCAACACAATCCATCATTTTCATACTATTTACCTCCGTATGGTGTGATTAATTGAATATGTCCGTTTGGAAAAACCATCCATCCAGTAATAAACGATACCATTTCTGATTTATTTTTGCGTGGTATTTCAATTCGTATGTTAATTTGCTGGCCATTTCTACTTAATTTGTTTAACGAATATTTTCCAGATACATACTTTTCAAGCCCTTGTTTTTCGATCTCTTTTTGGAGCCATTTAGCATCAGATACTGTATATCCCCATTGCTTAAAAAGTTTTTCTTTGTTGTGTGAATAATTTTGTTGTGTATTAAATAAATATGGATCAAATTTACTATAAGCACTTGCGGATGAGCAATTAGTTAAAACGTCATTGTAAGAAATGTCTTTTAATAAACAATGGCAAAATAGATGGTGAGGCCATTTGGGAGTTTTATTTTTCTCAAACCAGCATTCGTTAAGTTTTAAACATGTATCGCAGTGGTTGTCACTTAAATTTATATGCAACCATTTGTTCCATTGGGGTTCTTCGGGTGACTTTTCGCCCCATACGGCAGCGTGTATAATATCGTCCAAATAACTGAAGTTTTTTTCTTCCTTTCTTATTATATCATTTTAAAATATAAATGTATAGTTAATTTCTTTTAAAAATGCGTGGGCCAAACGCCCACGCATTTAATTTAAATTTTATTTTAGTGCATTTTTGGCCTTTTCAATTTTTGCTTTAAGGGTTGCGTTTTCATTTTTAAGTGTTGCAATTTGTTTGTTTAGGCTTTCAACTTCTTTTGTGCAGTCTGCTTGTTTTGGCGCGATATATTTAATACCTGCACCTTCGCAAACACCCTTTGTAATGGCTTCTGCAATTTTTTCGTGTTCCGCCGTTAACCATTTTGCAACTTCGGGAACGTCGTGAAAATCTACTTCAATATAAACCGCCACCATTTTTGTGCCATAAAGCTCATATAAATCGGGTCGTTCGCTAATTCCGCGTCCGGTGTCTTGCTTTAAAACAATAGCCTTTAAATTATTTAAAATGGGGGTGGCATATTTTAAATTGCCTGCAGCTTTGCTATGAACCAAAACACTTGCGCCCCTTGCTTTTTTGTTAAAAGCGTTTGTATGAATAGGCAAATGCAAATCTGCATTAAAGGCGTTGCTTTCGCTAACGTTATCACTACCCTTAAGACCAATTTTAACTTCAATTCCTTGGCGCTCAAGAGAAGCTTTTAGCTTGTTTGCAATGGCACGGCAGTTATCTCTTTCGTTTGTTGCTACACCGTTATAGGTGTTATCGGGTTGGTTTGACGGGCTTAAATAAACTCTCATTTATTTTCCCCCTTAAGCTCTTTTAAATATTCGTCTGCCTTAATTGCGTTTTTTGTAATGCTGTTGTTTTTCCACCAAGCCCAAATAGAAGCTACCGCCATAACAATGGTTGAAACAATGCTATAGGTTTCTTCGTTAGAAAAGGGAAGCGGATTTATATTTAAGGTGGTTAAAATTTGGTTAATTAAGGCAACAACCAAAACAATAGTTCTTATAATTGTGTCTTTGCTAATGTTATTCATAAATTCTCTCCTTATTTGTGATATTTTTCGAGGTCTTTTAATCTGTGGTTTAAAGATTTAATTTGTTCTTCAACAACAGGAATTCGTGAAGCAAAATTGTTGTGCTCTCGAACTTCGCGGGTTAATTCGTCAAGTCGTTCTTCGGTAACTGCTTGCGCGGTGGTCATTTCGTTATGCATTTTGTTGTTAGCTCTGTTGTTGGTTATAACAACGCCAATAAACGCTAATATACCAACCACAATAGACGAAGCGGCAGAAATTATTGCAGGTAAAAGATTCATTATTTAAGCACCCACCCTTTGTTAGTTGCAATTTGTTTTTCTTCCTCGGTTAATTTGTTTAGGTTTGTTGTGCCTAGTGTTAAGGTTCTTGTAGCACCGCTTGGATTAGACATTAGTCGCAAGGTTTCAAATTCATAATTTCCGTTTGAATTTATTTCGCCATCTATTTCAAGGTAGTTACCAACCATAAAGCCGTTTAAAACATCTGCCCAATTATTAGAACAGTCTTGTTGAGCAACACGAATATGATATCCGTTTTCTGTAGTTAAGTTAGTGTAGCGATAGGTTGTATCATCTACATATGGGTCAACACTTACTTCTTTAATCCTATAGGTTCCGGGCGTTAAAGTGTTATTATCGCTTGCAAAATCCGGTATATAGTTTTTAATGTCAACGTTAATGTTTTGGTCTCTTAAGCCATCCAAAATATAAAGTAAGGAATCGTGAGAAAGCTTTTCGCAATAAGAAAAATTTAAATCTAAAACTATAGAATCGCGTTCGAATTCAATGTTTTCCAGATTACGAGCATTTGTAAATGCTGATGTAGCGGTGGCGCAATATGATAAATCTAACGAACCCAAAACAGTAACAAGTTTATCGGCATTGTATGCAAAATAGGGAAAGTCTTTTACTTTTAAATTAAAACCGCTTAAATCTACAAATTCTACCGGGCAATCTCTAAATGCTTGCGATAAAAGAACAGTTCCACTTTTTTCATCGCAGGATAAAGTAGCGGTTTTAACTCCGGTTGCATTAAAAAGTAAACCATTGCAGGTGTATGGTGTTTTAGATAGCCTTAAATAAAAGTCATAATTTTCAGGAAAATTTACAGCGCTCCATTGAAAGTCCTTTAAGGAAATGTGGTATAAAGAAAGATGAAATTTTTCTCTGGAAAATTGGCCGGCTTTATATACTTCGTCTACAAGGCTCGTAGCCTTAACAAGTTTTTCTGCTATGCTCATTCTGCGTCCCCTCCGGTGTAATATTCTTCAAGCTCAATTATTTCATCTAAAGCGGTTTCAATATCGCCCACTATTTCGTTAAATTCTTCTGTTAAATCTACAAGCTGGTCGGCTTTTTGTTTAGATTCCTGGCAAATTTTTAGCGCATCAGAAATTTCGCTTAAATATTCAATTGCCCCTTGTGTTCTTTCTGCCGAGGGTAAAATTTTTATTTCACAAGGGAAGGAAAAGGCTACAACTTCGTCGTTTTTTATAACTAATTGAAGCTTGCAAATGCCGCTTATTGCGGTAACGTAATTTGGTAAATAGTAAAATACACTATCATTTTCACAAGAAAGACATCCGCTTGAAAAGAATTCTCCGCCACCATTGGTTATATAAATATAATATTCATCTTTGTTTGATAGTTCGCTTGATAAATTAAATATGATTTTTGTGGCATTGTGTTCTCCCGCAAAGCCGGCATCCATAATACTGTTTGGCATAATACCGTCTTTAGTAACATAATATGTTAATTCTTTCATTTTTTAACCCCCTTAATAATAATCGTTTAATCCAAGATTTTGTTTTAATCTTTTATATTGCGTAGAGCTTAAAACACCGTCATCTTTAAGCGCATCCATATAAAACATTTGTTGTCTTGGACTGTTCATATTTGTTAGCTTGTTATAAATTGTAATTAGCTGGCTTGTTGTAGCAGTTTTGTTATTGGCTTTTTTGCTGTTTTCCTTTGCTTTTTGCTTCTCTTTTTCTTCCTTTTCTTTTTTATCTAATTCTGCTTTAACGGCCGCATTATATTTAGCGGTTAAATTAGAAAGAAGAGAAGCGTTTTTATCCTTAAGCGATTTTTGTGCGGCATCCTTTTTAGAGTTAAAATTATCTTCTAAAGAATCGGAGTATTTTTTAAATGCGTTATCAATATCGCTTAATTCTTTGTTCTTTTGCATTGTAACAGTCTTGTCTGCGTTTTGCTTTGCAATGTCTAAACCGACTTTTAGGGTTTGATTTACTCCGCTTTGTGTTAGCCCTAAATTTGCCATTTTCTCTTTTAGTTTTCTTTGGTTTATCAATTTATTAATGGCGTTTAGGTCGTAATCGTCGGTATAATTTCTTGGCACCGCCGCTTTTTGCTGTTCGGTCTGTTTTTTATAGGTATTAAGCTGTTTGTTATAGCTTTCTTTTAAGCCTTTTAAATAATCGGCAACACTTTTTTCGTTTTGGCTTTTTGCCTTTTTATAGCTATCTTCAATTTCGGTTTTTATTTTTGCAAGATTAGACAATTTTTCTCCTCCTTAATATACAGTGTAATAAAAAACAACACTTTCAAAATTATTGCAATTTTTAATTGTAAAATTAAATTTTTTAACCCTTGCCAAATTTAAAAATATAGGCTTGTTTTTTATAATTTTTCTAAAAATTTTTGGCTTGTTATTTATTTCTATTGCAATTTCTCCGCCATCACCGTTAACGATAATTTTATTTAATTTTTTGTTTTTTTCAGGGTAGTTTAAATCAAAGGTTGCAGTTGTAAAATAAAATTCATCGTCTTCTAAATCGTTTAAAGAATAAACGCCATCCGTAGCAATAATAATTGGGTTATCTTCATCACCAAAAATATATTCTGCATTTATTTTATCGTCCCAAATGTAAAAGCTGTCGTTTTCGGTGTTATAGGCAATAATACCTTTGTCGCTTGCAAGTAAAAGGTAATTTAAATATTTGCCTGCTGCGAGATGTGTAGGGCTGTTTTCTTTTAAAAAGCTATCAATTTTATGGGAAAGATGGGTTATGCTGCTAGAGTTATCAATTCTATAAAGCTTTTTATCGTTAGCTAAAAATATAGTTTTGTTATTGTTGAGTAAACAAGCGTTTTTCTTAAAAAGTCCAATTTCGGAATGTAATTGAGATATTGGGAATAGTGCAGATACAGCCGTAATATCGTTAATGCTACCGCTAATAAAATCTTCAGAGCTATAACTTCCGCTCAAATATGTCGTGTAATGAATTTCGTTATTAGAAAAAATCAAAAGCATATTTCCTTGCTTTTTTAAGGACGAGATTTCTCCGTTTGAAACGCAAACGTAATTGTTTTCAGAAAAATAAAGCGGGTTGTTAAGATCGCTCCAACGAAGTAAATTCTTTTGGCTTTTATTACCCGCAACAAAAAGCCTATTACCGCCTGTGCCGCGTGCAGCGCCGAAGGTTGTTTGGTGGCTCATTTCAAAAAAGCTTTTTGCATTCGGGTTTTCATCAATATAGTATTCAATTTCTAAATTGTTAGAAAATGAAGCGGCAAGCGGAGGACAAGCGGTATTATCGCTTTTTCTAAAGGTTATGTTGGTATAGTTTGAAACAAAGCAGGTTATACCGCTTAGCCCCGGAATAGATACTATTGTGCCGTCATCGTTAATAACAAAGCTAAATTCTTCAATAGAAGAGTCCTTTGTAAAATTGCCCTTTAATTTAACCTTAACGGGTGTTCCGTATTTGCGGGTTAAAATAAACGGGAAGGAAAAGGATGAACCATCGGTTGTAAATTGACATCTTACACGCCTTGTAAGTAAATTTATTCCTTCAAAGCTTACTTGTGGTGAATATATTGAGTTATTGCCAAGTGCCAGTGAAGAAAATTTGTTGCCCTTGCCATTTACCAAAACTAAGGGCGCGTAAATTTTGTCTTCACTTATTCGGCTAAATTTACCGCTGGCATATTTATAAATTTTGGACATAAAACCGTCGGCACTGTCTTTAAAGCCAACCCCTAAATACAAAACGTCATTAAAATAAAAAGGGAAAAAGCAATATGCGCACTTGCCTTTAGAATCGTTAGGAAATTCATTTTCTTCATAAAAAGTTATATCGGGTATGGTGGTTAATTGTCCGTTTTTTGTTATAAAGGCACTGCTGAATTGTCCGTAACCATATTCGTCAATGTTGTGTTTATAAATAAATACACCATTAGAAGTTTCAATGTTTGAAACGGTATAGCCCGATAAGCTTAAAATCTTTTTAAATTGCGGACGCTTTTGCAAAACTCCTTGATTAAAAAACATATTTTTAATTTCGCTTTGCTCATCAACCTTTATAAATTGAGGTGGTAAAGATGTGTTAAGACCACCCGAAAAATTTTGCAAAACTGCACGATGCTCATAAGGTATAGTTAAATTTGGAAATTTCATACTAACACCCCTTAAGCATCTATGCTTGGAATAACATCGGTTTTAGTGTCAACTGTTATAACAGAGCATCTTTTTGAATTGTATATGGTAGAGAAAATTTGATTATTAAGACCATCACCAACCGATAAAGCCAAATGCATGGCAACGCCATAAGGCATAACGTCGTTTATAACCCTTTCGGTTAAAGTGGGTATATCGTTTAGGCTTTTTAAAGGCATAAAACCGTCGTTTTTATTTAAAAAATATAAGTCGGCATAAACTGCGTTAATAATACTTAAGGCCTTTAAATTTAAAGAATCGTCATAACTGCCATCTTCAAAAATATAGCCAAGTAGCTTAAGTGCTTTTTCATAAATTTCTATTGCCTTCATATAATATCCTCCAATTCATCAATTTCTACCTGCTCTTCTTGTGAAAGCTCATCAGAAATTGATATGCTTTTAGCTTCAAGCTCACGAATTAAGCCTGTAACGTCGGGAATAGTGCCTGCAGGTAAACGCTTTAGGTATTGCAGTGTTGTAATAATTTGTCGGTCAAGTAAATTGTCAAGGGTAGTAATGCTTTGAGCTTCCCCTGTAGTTGTTGAAGCACCAACGTCAACACGTGCGTTTATAAGCAAGTTTTTATATCTGTCGGCATCAAAGGGCATATACCAAGTACCGTTTTCATCGTTAATTTTAAGAGAACGATTACCGTATTTTTGAATCCAAAATTCTGCCCAAATTCTTGCAACCTCTTCACAAAATCTAAAGTAAGCATTTTTAAGCGGCTGCATTGGCATTAAGGCGGCTTCACGCACAGCAATAATTGCCGAATGGTTATCGGGTACAATATCGCCAAGCGCGGCATCGTTAGCGCCTGCCATATTTAAGGTCATAGAAGAAAGGGCAAGCGAAGCGTTGTCAAAGTTAGCCGAAAAAGAAGGTGGACTAACGTAGCGAATAGCAGAAGCCACTTCATCTACGTTTCCTGAAACCCTAATAATTTGTCCGGGGTCATTGGTAATTCTTTCGCGCACAACGTCGTTATTAACAACCATAATTGGCATACCCGAAATCATTGTTGCCCAAGAAGAAGCGGTTATCATACGGTTAATTGCAATTTGGTTGGGAATTAAATGGGTAATTTCGCTTTCACCGTAAGGACAGTTTTTACGTCTTAAAAAGGTGTATTTTGCAAGCGGATAAAGGGAAATTTGCATATCAAAAAGCGGTCTTATTATTCCTTCTTTAATAACCCTAATTGCTTTAACTGTGGTAATACCGTTTATTGTTTCTTTAAACATTTTAGTAAGCACGGTTGCCTTTTGCTCATCACTTTCATCGGCTTTTGGTTCAATGTTAATGCCGTTTTCTTTAGCCTCTTTTTTAATTTTCTCTAGACTTAATTTTTGAGCAATAATTATAAATGGCTGTGCTTGAATATCTTCTAAGCTGCCATCACCAAAATACACGTTTTCAACGTCTAGGGTTTCAACTGCAATGTCGCCAAGTATTGGCTTTGTGCGGTTTTGATCTAAATATAGGCCTGTATTAACGTTGTTGTCCCAATAGGTATAAATAATGCCCGTACCTGAAATATAGGCGTCAATTAAAGCGCGTTCGCGCACCTTGTCAAAATTAAGTCTTTCGCTTGTAACCTCAAAATAGTTGCTCATAGCACTCATAATAAGATTAATCTCTTCGGTCTGCTCAATGCCGCTAATGGTGTCGGGCATTGAGTTTTTAATCTTTCTAACCCTTTCCTTCATTTCAATGGTTTCAGGTACACCATCGGCAGAAAAGTTAACTGTAACCGGATTATTGATATTAGAAAGCTTCATCTCGCCAATACGCTTTATAATATTGTTTCTAACAAGCGGACGGTTACTGTCTGTAGTAACACCGTTCCATTGGTCGCCAATAAAAAAGCGTTCGTTCATTTCTGCTTGGTCATAAATACCTCTTGTACCAAGGCTTGCTTTAAACTCTCTAATTTTTTCATAGGATTTAAAAATTTCGCTTGGTGAGTTCATTTTGTTCCTCCTTTTTTAAATTGCCCCCTGCAAAAGCAGGGGGTGTAGTTTTTAGTAAACGTAAGCAAAAATAGTATTTTTAGCGCTGTTTTTAACAAATGTATCGTAATATAAACGATAGTCAAATTTATATGCATCCATTGCGGTGTTTTGGTCGGGGTTAAACACGCGGATTTTTTCGGTCTTTTTAACTAAAGAAGCGGCCTTTTTAGGTAATGCTAAAATGCCAATATCTTGTGCTTCTTCGCCTGCAACAAAACCGCCTTCGCCATCGCTTAAGAATTCAAATACAGTTTTCATTCTGGCTGTGGGTACGGGAATAATAGAAGCGTTGTTTAGTTTTTGTACCTTTGTTGAAACTTCACCTTTAGAAAAATCGGAAATCATAAGCTGACGTGAAATTTCGGGAGTGTTCATTAAAGCGGAATAAACCTTTGGATTAACAAATACAACTACTTCTTCTTCGTAGCCGGTGATTTCGTTAATGCTGTTAATTGCTTTGTTAATTAATTTCATACAATTTTCTTCAATTGTTTCGTCGGCTTCTAAAGAAATAAAATTATTATTTTCAGATGCAATTTCGCAAAGCTTGGAAAGTGTGTAAGCGTCAACTTCAGGTACAACCTTTGTTCTAACAAACTCGCCCATAATTTGACCTGCTAGATTAGCAACACCTGTTTCGTCCATATCTTCGCGGTCAATAGAGAAGGTTCTTGCTCTGTCTTGAGAAAGTGTGTAGGTTTTTTGGTCAACAGTAACAGAACCTTGGTTGAAGCCATGGTCTCTGTCGTAAACTGCAAGACCTTGCATTTCAAGGTCGGGGATAAGTACGTTTTTTGCGCCTACAAATTTTTGACGCATAATGTTATCGGCCATAAAGCCTGTAACCGATGCGGCGGCTAGAGTTTTATCTAGTTCACCTGTTAATTTTGATTGAAAGTCTAATGAATTGATTGCCATTTTTTTATTCTCCTTTTATTTTCTAATTCCTTTAAGCATTGCTAATATTGTTGGGTCTTCACCCGCAATAGTATTAGAGCTTAAAGTTGGCGCGGAGCTTAAAATATTTTTTGTGTTTTTCTCCGCTTGTTTTAATAGCTTTTCTTGTTCTTTTGCCTTATGTAAAGCAAAGCAAAGAACAAGACTTTTGTTTTCTTTCGCACTCTGTTTTAGTACGTCATCGGGAATTTTTTCGATACTTTCAATTTCGGGGAAGTATTCCACTAGTTCAAAAAATTCATCCGCTAACCGCTGGTTTAGGTCTGGTTGCTTCTCCGAATTTTGAAGCATATCTAAAAACGCCCTTTCAAAATTTTGTTTGCGAGACTCCAATGCATTTACAAGTCCGTCGTGGTCGTCTGCAAACTCTTGTTGTAACCTTAAAATTTCCTTTGTTTCGGCATCTTCAAAAATATCGTTAACTAGTTCTGGCAGTTTTTTGCCGCGGCTGGTAGCTAGAAATTCAAGCTTTTTAATTGATGAATCAAAGTGCATATTTTTTTGAATAATTTCTGCCGCCTCTTTTAAAGAATAGTTCTTTAAATTGTGGTTGTATTTAACGGTTACAAGCGGTTCTTCTAAAGTGTTTAATGTGGTGCTTAAATCTTTAGAAGCGTCGTCTATATCATTTGGTGAAGTGTCAGGTGTGGTGTCCATATCTTCACTCGAGAAATTCATATTTTCTTCCATTGTTAGTCTCCTTTTTTGTTACTGCCGTCATAGTGTAAAAAGTCGGCGTAATTGTTGTTTTCTTTTTCATCTTCAAAATAATATTCATAATGCTTTTTTCTTTTTTCTTTTGGCTTAAAGCTAATAAAGCCTGCAAAAAAAGCAATGAAAAATAAAGGTATTAAAATTAAAATATAAAAAATAAATTCCATAAAATTCCTTTCTAGTTCCAATAGCCTAAAAAGTCTTCGCTTCTAAGCATTCCTGCGCGGTCTTTTATTGGCTTAAATATTTGTGGTGTTAAATTTCTTAAATAGGGCGAAAAAGAATATTCAAAGGCATCAAGTATATCAATGTCACTTGTAAAATCATCTAACCTAATATCAATTCCTTTTTCTGCTGCCTTTTGGTCCCAAACTGCGTTCTCAAGCCCTAAAATTAAGTGCTTGCAGTTTTTGTTTATAAATAGCTTTTTGGCTTTAATAAGACTATCTGTACAACGAATTCTGTCTATTATTTTCGCCTTGTCGCTATCGCGAAGAGGAATATTAAATCCTTTTTTATAAAGGCTTTTTCTTAACGAATTTATTAAATATTGCTCAGCGCTATCGGCTCGAATTTCATCGGGGTAAAAGCCAAATTTCGTTTTTATGTTATCAATAAAAATACAAAGCTCACTTGCTATTCTTTCAATATCAATTTCCCCTTTTTTACCGCTTACCTTATGGTCCGATAAAACGTAAATACCGGCAAAATTTTTAATTATTAAAGTGGCAACAAAGGTGGTTTTACTTTTGTTGCCGCCAAAGTCAATGCCAATAATAAGGCGTTCCTTTTGTGGTTTTAGCTTATCAACAATAAGCGGCCTAATATCATCGTAAATTCGACCTTCTGCACGCACCCATTTACCTAAAATATAGCGCTCGTAGAACACACCGCTGTAAAAGCTTTTTGCCTTTTCTTTTTGTTCGGGTGTAATAATTGGGTTATCATCCATTAAAAAATGAAGGTATAGGCTATTCTTTTTGTTTTCGCTTTGTGCATCGGCTATCCATTCTTTATAAAACCAATGGTTTGGGTTTTCGGGGTTACAGTTAAACCAAAGCTTTGCGCCCTTTTCTGAAAGTGTACGAGCAATGGCTTGTTCAACAAAGCTTTTGGGCATTAAGGCTACCTCATCAAACAAAACTCCCGTTAAGGTGGTGCCCTGAATGAGCGCAAAGGACGATTCATCCTTGCCGCCAAACAAATAAAACATATTGCTTGCTGATTTGCTGCTTACTTTTAACACACCGTTGCTTCGCTGATATTCAAGCTTAAAATAATCTGTAACGTCAGGACAGTTTAAAAGCGGTAATATAATATTGCGCTCGGCTTGGCGCATGGTTTTACTAATAAGAGCAAAGCTTTTGCCGTTAAAATAACGCATTGCCCAGTGTATAAAAGAAATAGACATTATTACTGTTTTGCCCGATCTTACTGCACCGTCGCAAATTATGTTGTCGTAGCCGTTTTCCTTGTGGCACCATTTTAAAAGTGTTTTTTGCTTTGAGGAAAGTTTTTTAATTATTATTTTCATCACCTTCTTCCGTAACTTTATAAATGTAATTTTTACAAAAGGGACAAACCTCTTCTAAAACAAAATACTCATCGTTTGTTAAGTGGTTTTCAATTAAAACTCCTTCTTCAACAAGTCTTGAACAGTTACTGCATCTATACAT